CCGTTTCAGTACCATCTCCTTCTAAGCCTAATACATCAGGTTGTCTAAAATTTACTAAAGTTTCCCATGTATCAGTACTATCTAAAGAACCTATAATACTAAGTCCATATTCATTTAAAGCTAATATAATTAGAAGGTCGTCTATAACACAAGAACCTCTATATTTATAAGTAGGTTGCACACTAGTTAATCTTTTATTACCTTCCTCAGTTCTTTTACCTCCACCACTAAAACGCATATTTTCAGCATCTCTATAATATCCTTCAGGAGTATTTATAGGGTCTGAACTAGTATGTATTCCTTTAGTAAAATTTACATTTATCATTACTTAAATTTATCTCTATCAAGAGTATTTATATTATTCATTTGTACAAAGTTAGTTTCATACTCATTTTTAAGGGGATTTAATCTAACAAAGTTTTGATACATAGTATTTACTTGTGCAAGACTTAATGAATTTAATGCAGCTCTTGCAGAACTACACCTCCATTGCCATTCACTTTCAGCTAAAGAATAATTAACTGTTTTAATCTCTCCTTGTAGTATTAAAATAACAACCATATACCACATAATAGCAGCTCTCACTGAAGCATCATCAGGTACTAAGGGGTAACCCCTGGAATCTATGGGCATAGCTTGATATTGTAAAGTAACAAGACTATTATCAGGTAAATCTATAGTTATGAAAGTTCCTTGTTCTTTATACTTAACTGTATGAGGTAACACATCCATTATATGCTGACAATCAGGGGGTAATTTAACTAACTTACTCACTACTGGTAATTCTACAGTAACCTCTGCAAATATTTTTTGAGCTCCTATAAGTTTTAAAGCCTCTGCAATATCTTCTACTAAAGCATCTACATCATACTGCCATTCTTGTAATTTAAATGTTCGTAATAATCTATCAATTACTACTTCTACTGTATCATAGTTCATAATTTAAAAATTGTTTTTGCATATACACTTTTTTGTGCACCTACATTTGTTGTTGCTATAACTCTTTCCATATACCTTCTATGTTCCCCTGGAGTATTCATAACACCAGCAAGAGCTCTAGATAAATTTCTATGAGGTCTAAATTCCCATCCTTTTAAAGCGTAAGAAGCATAATGGCTTTTCCAAAATATCCTAGCTCCAAAGAACCCTGAGTGTACATTTGATTTATACACTTTTTTCTTTTGAATCTTTGATTCTTTATAATCTACATATCTTTTTTTTATTTTTTTTACAACTAGTAAAGAAGACATCCTTTTTGGTAATTGTACTGTTTTTCCCTCTAATAAATAATTACATACTGTTGTGCCCCACTCGACAAGTACTTGTTGAAATTCTTTATAAGAAACAGGATTTTTATAATTATGCTTTACATACTCTTTATATAAAGCAGGGGTACCCATGGCATATATATTAACTACACACATTATTCCTCAGAATTAGTATTAGAGTTATTAGCTAAACCTTTTAAAGTTTCTAAAAAATCATTACTCTTATTACGTTTATTTTGTTCAGAGTTTATTGCTTGTGCAGCAGTATCCCCAAATCCAAGTGTACCACTCATAGCTATTTGATATACCGTTTTTACATCATTTAATGACAATGGATATTCAAAATTAAATGGGTCTAAGGGATTGTAGGTTTTATTAAGTATTTCAACTTTATAAGGTTCTGCAACTACACCCCTAACTCTTATAAGTCTGTTACTCAAAGCACTATTATTGATTATATATATAGCCTTATTAAAATAGCACCACTTAGGGCTAAAAGCTGTATATTTTCGATATAAAATTGTTCTAAGCTCAGAATAGTTAGTTCTTGTATATAATATACTTGCATCAGTAGTACCAACTGTAAATATACCATTTCCTTGAATATAAGATATAAAAGGAGGTGTTTCTACTTTAAGAATAACTCTTTTTCCTACTGTTCCTAAATCCGTTGTAGGAGCAGCTATAGGTTTAACATCTACATTTTGTGCCATAATATCTATACTACTATGGCTGTTCATTTTTTGTGATGCTAAGGTAGCCCTAGCTTCATCAAGCATAAACATAAGATGTTGGTCAGTAGTAGTGTTCAATAAACTGCCCGTTTCCGCTAAAGCAGTTTTAAGATTATAAATCAATTCCTTAGCTTTCATCTTGTAAAGGTATAAAAAAAGTCTGACTAATATGCCAGACTTTTTAAATATAAATAAGATTTTTTTAGCCTGCTACAGTAACTGGGACAATATTTGCTACTGAAAGGTCTGTTAAAATATTAGCTAAAGATGCACCATCACCACAAATCACGGCTCCAACAGGGGCTGGATATAATGATTGCATATCTCCTTCAATATAATCATCAGCATTAATAATCAAAGTTGCATAAGTTTCTCCTGAAACAACGTCACTTTGATATTTCTTAGTATCCAAAGCTAAACGTCTATCAGAGTAACCTCTACGACCCATAGCTTGTTCTTCTAACCAAGCAATTTTAGCTGCAGTTCCTTGTCCTAAATTAGGAGCCACTGTTTGTGCAGTAACGTACACACCTAAAGTAGTATCATCTGGAACACCTAATTCAAAAACAACACTTTCAGGTCTATCAATATGATTATATTGACTAGTAGTTAAAAGTGTAATAGCTGAAAAAGTAATTACATTTACAGCAGCTACTACAGATACAAATAAAAAGACCTGTTTGTTAAACTCAGCAGCAATAGCAGCAGCCCAAGTAGTAGTATTAGCTATATTAGCTGTTGTAGCTACCACAGATACAATAGTTTGTTTCATTTGATTAGGAATGATACTTAAATTATCATGATAGGTAACTTTAAAAATAACTGTTTTTCCTGCTGCAGGAACAGCATCTACCGTAAGAGTTCTTACTTGAGCTACTGGAGCAACATAAGGGTTTAAAACAGCACTAGATATTTTATTTACAGGAATAGGACCAGCAAATATAGGCGCACCCAAAGAATCCATACCTCTAGCAAATCCAATATTTACACTGGTTGCTTTGATATCTGTTTGAGTATCCCAATCAAATGCAATAACTTGGCCTGAAGTTAATGCTGTGGGGGCAATAGGTGCAATAGCTGTATTAGCTGTTGCTGTTCCGATAAGAACTTTTGATACATAATTACGCATGATACAAAATTTTTAATTAAACATTTATTAAGATTTAGATACAGCAGGCTGGCTTTGCAACCTTCGACTCTCTAAGTTTTCTAATATTAACGTTACAGTAGTATCTTCTAGTTCTTCCATAAAAGGAAAATCTAGTGTAGATTCTTCTGTAATTTCACTTGGGTATTGTAAAAATTCATACTTAGTTTTAATACAACTAAAACTAGGTGCATCAAAAACAATCTTATTACTCATTAGCCTGTAAGCAGGATTATCAGGAAAAGACTGAGTAAAAGGATTTCCTTGTACATCTTTAATTTCATTTGTGTCAGTTTCCCTAGCTGATACCCAGTCAGCATAAGTAGTTCCAGACATAGTAGTAGTAACATATACTGATACCCCTTTAATTTTAAGAATATTAGATGGCAAAGCCACTTGATTATTTGTTAAAGGTATTTCTGGAGATTGTTTTACTATATTACCACTATAAGCATATAATACTCCTTTATCTGTAGTTCTTCCATAAGAACCTACATCAAAAGTTAAAATTAATTTTTTTAAAGCCTCTCTAGCAAAAAATAATATTTCCTCTGTTCTAACATCACTATTAAAACTAGAATCTATTCTATCTAACTTTACTTTTACAAAAGTGCTAAATTCAGCTCCTGTCATTATTGTTTAATTTTACTTGCTTTAAATGCTTTTTGAATTAGTTCAAGGTCACCAGATAATTTTGCTTGAAGAATAGCTTGTAAAGTATTATCCTTTGCAATATTACTTGCTGCATTTTCTTTATCATAACCTATGGCAATTTCTCCATGCATAATACCTTTTTCACCTATAGATAAAACTCCTCTACTCAAACATTTCGCAACTAATGATTTATATATTAAATAATCATCTTCTGCATAATCTAAGAATTTCTGAGGGTTATTCTCTATTTTTTCATCAATTTTATTTTCAATACTATTTACATTAGCAGCATCAGCTATTTCGCCATATATTGCAAGTAAATGTATTTTTGTTTCTAAATCTAGTTTATCAGATAAAGCATAAGCTTTTTTAAGCACCTTTCTTTCTGTAACTTTTATAGTAGCTTCTTGTTCTTCAGAATATAATACAAACTCCACTTGAGAACTATCATATACATCTTTTAACCCAATAGCTACACTACTTTGTGCACTTAAAAATAAGTACTTTAGTAAATCATAATTATCATTTAAGTTTAATGTAATAGCATCTGGTCCTAAATTTACTTTATAAGTAAGCCAGTAAGGACTAGTTTGTTTTAAAGTTCCAGGTTCTAAATCTAAAAGTTCTTCCATAAAAATTCTAGTTCCTTTTATAACTTCTCCACTAGGGTTGGTAATATTCTCTGTTAACCCTGTTACGGGTAAGCCATTATTATCAACACTAGGTCCTATACCTGTTACAGTACCTGCATATTTTTTCAGTTTAATTAAATTATCACTGTAAATCTGCTTAAAAATTACAGACTTGTTTCTGTTAAACCCATTTAAATTTGTTATCATAATTTATAATCTTTTGTTGTTATTTTTCAGTTAAAATTTTTGTTGTTGTCAGGAGGAGTTATACCTCCTCCTTACTGACAACAAAAGATACCTTTATACTTTTTTGTACTCAGGTAATTTCATTAATTAAGTCTTTTAATCATTTCACCACAAGACGTTGGGTCTTGCAATTGAATACCAACCTCTGCAAGTAAATGAACTTCATAACCATCAAGTCCGTTAGAACGCATTACTGAAGTAGAGTTAGCTACTTCTCCAAATGGAGTTGTAGAACCTGCAACATACCACATTGCATTTTCACTGTTCTTTTTAGCTACTTTACGAATGTTAGCTGTACCTTTTATAGTTCCAAAATTTAAAATTGTAAATCTATAAGACTCTAAAGGTTTATTAGTGACAGGGTCTAAAGTTCTATTGTGAACTTTATCATCATAAATATCAAATTCTTTCACAGTTAAACTAACACCATTTAAAAATTCAACCGTTTTAAAGTGACCTGTAAAAGTTAAACTATCCCCAGTACCTGTAATAAAAGTTCCAGAATTAGTAATAGTAATACCTAAATCTTTTTGACGAGCCAAAACAGCATTATTAAATTCTCTAATACCCATTTTACCTGTCAAAGCTACAAAGTTATAATTACCACCCCAACGACTTGCATTATAAGAAAGTTCTAGTAAGAACTCATCCATAATATCATAAGTAAGTTTAGTGTAATAAATTCTATTTGCAGGAGAGATTTGCTGTCTAAGACCAGCTCCAGTATATACTGGACGGTGAGTAGCTCCTTGTAAACGTACTTCTCCTTGTGGGTCTTTATTATATACACTATAAATATAAGAACGTTCAATTTCTTTATACCACTGTGCCATAGCAGTCCATTCTGCCAGTTTGGTCCATAATTTAGTTGACATACCGTCTTCAGAGAATAATTCAATAACCATTACATCTGTTGCAGCAGAACGAGATACAGCATAATGTTTTCTTAATGTTGTAAGTTGATTCTTTAAAGTCATAGGAGCAACAAAATCAGTGCTACCACCCTTCAAAGAAAATTCTTCAACAGTAGAATAATCTTTAGACATACGAGCTCCAGCTGCTAATTGACTAGCATCTAAAAATTTCTTAGGGTCTGGGTCAGTAAGCTGACCAGTATAAATATAGTCTATTCCATTAAATTGTACTGCTGATACACGTACTGATGTTCTATTATCAGTAACTAAATTATCAGATACTTGGAATATGCCTTCTTCCATTTTCCAACGAAAAGAACTACCAGCAAGACCTACATTACCAGCCTGTAAAGCTCCTGTAATAACAATAGCTCTTTCAGTTTGTCCATGTAATTCCCAGGTATATTCTCTATTAGAAATAAATCTGGTGTTACCCAACCCTCCAGTTAACATAGAGAGCACGGTTTCATTTTGTGTGCCAAAAGCGTAAGCAAGTACAGAGTCCATTTTTTCTGGCTCAGTTAAATAAGCTTGAGATAAATGGTCTGACTCGGTCATACCGCTAGGCAATGCACGTAATTTGTGCAATTGTAAAGGTGATACATCTGTTTGAAACATAATACTTTAATTTTAATCTTCAATTACTATCTTTTGTTGTCCGAATATACTTGGGAATACAATAGAACCTTTAGCGGCATTAGTTTTAGTTTTAATAACTGCACTACCGTTAGCATTCTTAATATTTGTATCCGTATATCGCATCAACTTCTTTTTTCTTTCTTTTGTAAGCGTATCTGCTACATGTTTTTCTAAATCTGCTTTTGTATAATTAACGTAGTCTAAGAATGCAATTGTCATTCTTCTTTCTTCGTTGCTCATATTTTCTTGCAGTTGTGTTTTTCCTGTTCTAGGATTTATGTCAAACAAATAAGCTTTAAATTTTTTTCTTTTTTCTTCATCTAATTTAAATCCTGCAATTTCTTGTGCAGAATCAATCATTTTATGTATATTATCTATCTCTTTTCTCTGAGCTTGCTCAATTCTTTGTTCCTCTAATTTTCTAGCTTCTACTTTTTGAAAGGCATTAGTAGTATAATTTTTTTGTAATGCTGCTAAAGCTACCTCTGCTTTTCTATCTAATTTACCAGAACTTATAGCTACTGCTAGTTCCTCTTCACTATCTTCTTCATCTAGCCCTATTAAAGTATGATAAGCTTTTATAACTCTTTCTTTATCTTCATCCGAGTTCATCTCAGTTTCAGTCCAGTCTTCTTCTTCATCTTCATCTTCTGTAGAAATTACCCTTTTTGATAATTCTTCAGCTACTTTTTTCCTAATAGTAGAAGCTACTGCATCTGCTAATCCTTTAGGACTAGCTTCAAACTCTTCGTCTTCAGTTGATTCTAAAATTCCTTCTTCTAATAAAATAGTATAAGCCTTACTTACATCCCCCTCTGTAAATTCATACTCCTCTTCAGATGTATTTTCTTTACTTTCAGGAACTTTTACTTTTTCCTGTTTAGTTGAAGTAGGTAAATCTTCCCCATTATCTACATTAGTAGTAGTATCTTCTTCTTCTGTATTTTTCAAAGAACTTAAAGAACTTGCGTCTTTATTTTTCTCCTCCCAGTTTTCTGGTGCTGGGGTTATGCTAGATTCATTAACTTCTAAATCTCCCCAAATGCTTGCAAATTTTGCCATAGTATAACTTTTGTTGTTGCTGTAAAGGTATAATAAAATTATGTATCAAAACAAATTTTATTATACTTTTTTTTATTTGTTTGATTTTTTACTATTAAGGGCCTCTTTTTTAATGCCCAATTCTTTTTCTTTAATATCTAAACTTCTACTAGATTCAATTGCTCTATTCTCTTCTTTAAGCTTATCTAAGTTTAATTTTTCACCTTCCATAGATAATTTAGTAAAAGTAGAAGCCATTTGTATATCACTATCATTACTTGGTTGTACCTTAGCCGCTACATCCATCTTTTTAATTAAAATATCTTTTTGAATTTTTGCATTTTCTATTTCTAATTCTTGTGCTCTATCTAATTCTCTGTTCTTATTTTCAGCATCTATACTAGCTTGAGCTTGGTCAGCTAAAGACTGTGCTTGTTGAGAAGCAGCTTCTTCTGCTCTAGTTTGAGCAGCTTCTAATGAACTTCTAATAGCAGACATAGAATCTTTACTTATTACATTAGCTACATCAGTTAAACTAGCCTTACCTTGTTGTACAGCTGCATTTAATAATTGTTCCATTGTATCTTTATTCTTTCTATCTTCAAATGAATTAGTTACAAATACACCCATTTGACTACCATTTAGTTTATCTCCATCTACTACTAAAGAGGCTATTTCAAAATCATCTAGTATTAGCTCCATCTCAGCTCCATCTATATAAGCTAATTTTGCTAGTTCTAGTAACTCTGTTAATACAGCTTCTTTACATAAATCATGAAAATAAAATAAAGGCTTAGTAACATTAGTACTTCTAGCTATAGCTGTTTGAGCTCCTGTAGCTGTTTCTTCACTAGCTATACTACCCATACGTTGAGGGGATACTCCAATAATATTTTCTACTAGTTCTTCTAATTTATTTAGAACTGACATATATTGGCCCACTACTTGAGACAAAGTCATATCAATTGCATTAAACTGATTAAAAGTAGCTACGGAAGATGGGTCACCCTTACGTCCTTCTTCTTTAGAGTTAATCCAAATAACACCTAAATTTTCAAAATAATACATCCATTTATCAACATCCCAACCCATAGAGGAAGGTAATTGAGCTATATCCATAATAAACTTACGCCCCTTAGCTTTTGCTAATTCTTGTTCTAATCTCCACCATACAATTATATATGTATATTGATGAGGTCTTACTAAATCTACTAATGAAGTAGCTATGCTATTAACATTATTGTAAACATATCCTATATATGGTAAATTTTTTGTTTGGTTACTTTTAGGTCTAATATTAATAAATATATCACTTCCTATCATAGTTCCTTCCCATATATCTGAGTCAGTAGTCCATTCTAAAGTAGCCCCTAATTTTTTTAACTCTGAGGGCATTACAAAAGTATCATCTACTTCAACAGTATTCATTTGACCTGTTCTAACATCTTTATAAGTAAGTATTCCCACCTGCATACTAGAACGCCATGCAACTTTCATTACATAAACATGAGAGGGTTTTCCATTATACGTAGCTGTTCTTTTTTGTCCCCCACTATAACTATATGCAAAACTTTGGTACATACCATCTTGCATAAATATATGCCCCTCTTGTCCTGACTCTATTTTTTTTATTTCTTCTTTAGTTAAAACATCCCCATACTCTCTAATTATTTCTCCTATAGGAGACCAATATTCTTCTTTTACCCAGTTACCATCTTGTATAAAAGTAGTATTAGACCCTTTATCATAGTCTAATTGTAAAGGATTTACTACTCGTACAGATGGATGACCATGAGATATCCCAGTATAATAAACTTCCTCAGAAGATACTAAGCCATGAAACCAGCCTTGATTAAACTTTAAAGCTAAATTATCCTGTTTTTTTAAAAATTTAAGTATTTTATTATTAGTTTGTTCAGTAGGGTCCACATACTTAGAATTAAAAGCTTTCATTTCTGCCTGTATGTCTGGTAAGTTATTACGTTGATTTTGCAATTCTTGCATAGAAGCTTGCATTTGTTGCATTTGTGCTTGGTCTTGTGCAGTTTTTATATTTTCTTGTAAAGTTTGCATTTGTTCAGTTAAAGATTCTATTTGTTCCTTTAGTTGGAACTCCATTCCTACTCTAGCCTTTAATAACTCTTTAACCATATCTATCCTCTTTTGCTTCTTGGCAGATACTGCATCCCCAGCAATTGCATACACAAAAAAGTTTAATGCAGTACTCATTTCCTCTCCTCTCAAAGTTTCTAGCCTACTACGAATAATATTATAATTTTGCATTTTAGTAGCAACACCACCAAATTTCTCCATTTTAATACCATAAGGATTTAAAGTGGATTCAAAATCCTCCTCTCTAAATATAGAATTTACTAAGTCATAATTTATTTCTTTATTTTCTCTAGAACTTCTACCTGTATCATCAGTAGTATTTGACATTGCTCTAATAGCTAACAAATTCTTAATTCCCCATTCCTTAGTTTTTTGGGAAAATGGAATGTTTTGTTCTGGCATACTATTAATACCATTTGACACTTCTTTTGTATAATCCATAACTTATAAATTAATATCTCCGCATATTTTGCACAAATAATTTTCTATTAAAAAAATTTTCGTTGTCAGCTTTAATTTCTTCTTTTACTTTTTCTACTGCATAATTTCTAGTTTCTACTAACAAGATAATACATAACATTAATGCAATAACCCTGTCAAAGTTACCATTTTTATTATAAGAAATCAATTCTTTTAGCAAAGGTATAGATTTTATTGTATGTAATTGTAATTTTCCATCACCAATTGGGGTTAATAACCATTCTCTTAAATAAAGTTCTACTTCATCTTTTACAATAATTGACATGTGTTGCCCATAAATTCTAGTTCTAGCTGTTTTAGAAGTTTCATTAGCCTTTAAAACTCCAGGAGTAAATGCTAATAATCCAATACTATTCATAGATTTAAAATGGGTCTTAATATTTTGCTTTTCATTTTCATATAAACAAGAAGCATTTTTATAAAATATAAGTAATCTTCTACATTGTTCATAAAAATCTGAAGCTAGTGAAGGTCTGCCTGTGTATTCAGCAACAATAGAATCTATCCCCCCATTATGAATGGAACCTTTTTCCATAATAAGTATGCTACCTAATGAAACTGAATTTGGAGCCTTATCAAAATCGTAAGGGTCATTTCCCCCTACATACCACCCATAAGTAGCATTTTCTAAAGGCATTTTCCAAATAACTACCGCTCCTGTATTATCTATATTAGGTTTTACAGGATAATCTGCAGGTTTATAATTACTAGCATCTAGCTTAAAGTAAGGTTCTCCAGCTTCGTCTATATGCATCCATCCTGCTAACCCATCAATATTAGGGTCACCTTGTAAAGATAACATATTATCTAAATGTTCCTTTAAATCTAATACAGGTAATATAGACTCATTAGTAAGTAAAAATACTTCTGAGTGAGTTATAGGTCTAGAAACAATTTCATCTTCATAGGATTTTTTCTTCTTGGCATTTATTTTTAACTTTTCTCTAGTTCTATTTAAATAAGATAAAGCTAACCTATAATCCGTATTTCCTAAATCATCTTTAAATTGATTTAATGTCATCCAAGCAGGTATAAATAAACCCACTTTATTTTTATAATTTTCATATTCATCCTCAAAAGCTAAACAATCAAAAGCTTCTGGAGAATAAAATACTTGTTTTACTTCTTCTGTTGCTCCCCCAGTCATATCTCCACCTGTACCAGTTACCCATATAACACCAGTCTTTACAGTACCATCTGCAGCAGCTTCTTTCATTTGTCCTAGAACAGCTATAAGATTATACATGAAACCTACCTCATCTATAAGACTTAAGTTAGGTCTAGTACCATTGGCAGCCATAAAGTTATCATTAAAAGACCTATGTTGTATCTTAGACTTTGTACCAACTTTTTCCCAGTTAGTACCTATTTTTTTATCATAACCTGCTGTAACAGTTTTACCACTTTCCCAAGAACCATAATATTGCTTATTAAAAGGAGAAGGATGTACAATGTCTCCTATAGTTACTTTTCCAGCTAAATTTTCTAACCCTAGCTTTACTTTAGAAATAACATCATTAGAGTATTTTGTGTCAATAGCTCCAATTAATGTTTCTGAAGAAAGTGGTTCTTCTTTAGCTTTAAAATCTAAATACTCATCATAATCAGTTGCCCCATCAAATAAAAAGTTATGCACTATCATACCCGCGCCAAAATAACTTTTACCCCCACCACGGGATTCCATATCTACTACATTATGGGCCATATTATAATACAAAGGTTTACCTAGTTCTTTCGTAAAATATTTTCTTAAGTATTCTCGTGCTGGTATGTATGTTTTAAAAGAACCATCTAATTTAGTAATACTAGCCATAATATTCTGAGTATTATTATACTCAAGCAAATATTCATTAAACTTATCTGGTTCTGTCGTGGGATTTGCAACAGTAAAAATTTCATGACAACTATAATCATCATCATTTTGAAATCCTGAAAATCCTCTTGCTTCTTCGTACACAAAACTTTTTAACCATTCTAAATCTCTTAATAAAGGGATACCTAGTCTTTTAATTTTACTACTAGAATTTTTAGGGGTGAGTAGAATTTTATGAAAATTTACATAATAATACAATGGTCCAGATATAAATTTATACTCTCCATTATGCTCTGCCCAGTAACCCTCAATACATCTTCTCTTTCTAATTTTCCACCATTGTTGATATTTTACCCCAGCAGGATTCATCTGGGGTATTTCATTATCTAACTTGACTTTATCTACAGGTATTTTGTTTTTATACAATACCCACATATTTTCCTGTATAGCCAACATATACTAAAAATGTTTTAGCTTTTCACTCATACTTTCCTGAAACCCACCTTTTGTAGTGCCAGAATCCTCAGAACTTCTTAAATCATTCATAGCTTTTTGTACTAGAGAGTTGATTTTATCTGTGTCAGTAAACATTTTGTCTAATTGGGTAGCCGTGCCTTTTCTTAAAACTGCTTTACCAGAGTTTGTAATTTCATAATAATCTAAGGAATAAGCTGTAGTAGCTATAAAAGCTGTACGTTCTACTAATTTTCT